TACTTGTTAAGATTCATTTCCATATGATCTTCAAATTTCTCTGGTAGCTCACCTGCTACACGCACTTTGAATTTATATGTTTTTTGTGACTCAGTTAAGAATTCTGTAAATTTTTTCATAATGTTGTTCCCGTTATAAACTATTTATCCATGTTTTTCAATTTTTCAAGTAAACTATTACGATCTGTAACAACATATCCGTCACCGTTTACAATATCACCTTCATTACCTGAAGTGTCTTTGTCCAGTTTTTCCTTCTTAAGTTGTAGTTCTATCATTTTAAGTTTCTTGTCCATTTTAGCTACCTTAGCATCTAGACTTGTTTTTAGCATACTACCAGCAACTTCAAACACTCGACCGCCGTATCTAGATTCAACATTCATGCCTAAGTCCATTAGATCTTCATAGCTTTGTAAAGCACGTTCTGCAATATCATTAAGTTCTGAATCTGCCTTTTCGCCAAGCCCTTTAACACTAGGTAATGCACTAGCAATTTTATCAAACTCAGCAATATCTCTAAGAGTTTCTTCTTGCTCTACGATAGCTGTTTGAACTTTGGACTTTTTCTTGTCTTGATCTACAAGATCTTTTGAATCTGGTAAATTCAATAGTTCTTCTAATTTTTTAGTCATGTTGTGGTACCTTTAATATACACACTTATTTATCGGATCCTTATCGACCGTTGTGAAAAATGTCGTCCTCTGTGACTATGCGGAATTGTATGTTATTTTGCTTACAATATGCATATGCAGCTTCCCATTTGGCTTGATTTACTATCCAAGCCGCTTGATTATGCTTACTACGCCCTAATTTATTACGATGAGTTTGATTAGCAGGCTTAACTTCTATAAGTTCTACTTTTTGTTTACCACCCCTATCAGCATATGCAATAAAAAAGTCTGGTACATATATTGTTTGTTTTCCAGTAAGAGGATTTCGATATGGTATCTTAATAGCTTCACTAGCCCATTTATCAACAGCTGGATGATTGTCACAGAAATTCATAAAAGCAAATTCCCAACTTGATCTATAAGTTGGTGTCTTAGTTCCTATATATTTCTCTGGAAATTTACAGTTAAATTTACCCTGTGCAAATCTAGCCATGTTACACTACTACATTACGTTTTTCAAGTGTGTCTACTATAGCGGCACTTTTAAATCCTAATGTGCTAGTGTTAATTCTGTTGTAGTTTAAAACCTCTGCAACCACTGCACTTAATTTTGTTTCATCAAAGTCTTTTAATGTATCAAGTAATACAAACACTTTTATATCATCTAATTTTGCTTGTTGAAGTAATATTGTACCTGTACTAATTGCCGCTGATCTATCAAATCCTCTTTTTTCAAAAAATGCAATTACAGCATCAACTTCGTTTGTACTAAAAGATAATTTTTCTGTAAAATATTTGTCAAAAAATTCTGTTACACTTTTATCGTTACTTTGGGGTTGTATTGGTAAACTGCTATTTGTCATGTTCCGGTCACCTTGTTTTCTAATGATCTCATATAATTTGGATTGGATGATTGTGCATTATGTAATGATTGAGCTTGTGCTCTAGAAACTCCAGTACTAGCTTGTATATCTTTTATACCTTGTCTTTCAACTGCACTTGATAATGCTGCAGGGTTATTTTTTAAGAAACTTTTACTACTAGTTACTGCCGCCGCAACTCCTGTAACTGCCGCTGCTAGTAATAAATCTTTACTGCCGCCACGCCCGCTATTTTTTGGAAAAAATGTTTGAGCAACTCCGCTTACATTTGTTCCTGTGGCTTGTCCAATTGCACTAGTAAGTATATTAAAGCCCTCTTGTCTTATACCTTCTTTGCTTAAATTTCTTATGTTGCCAATAAGTTGTGCGCCTTGTAATACTACTAGTAATGGATTATTATATGCACCACCGCTTGCAATAAATGAATATAAATCCATAGCTTTGCCTATTGTTCCGCCAAGTCCTAATTGTCCACCACCTTCTAGTGTAATAGGACTAGGAGTTGTATCATAATGGTCTTGTCCAAATCCGGTAGGATCTCCTTGTCCGCCTATTGTAGTAGGACCTTGATCATAAAACACACTTTCGTATGCAACTGTTATACTGTTAGTCATAGTGCCGGCGCCATCGGAATTATCAACAGTGTCATGTGACCAATTAGTTAAAATTGGATTAACTAAGGTATATGTTAAATGTTCTTTCCTCGACATTACACTAATTTTTATAGATTTAAAAAATGGTACTCCAGGATTGTTTACATCCATACCAAATTTATATTGATTTCTACTAACACCTTCATATGTACTATGAGGATTAGTACCATATGCTCTACCGTTGTCTTTTTGTTGGTTACCGTCAGCAAAATAATATCTATAATATGCTTGGAGTAATGCGGTTGTTAACCCTTGATTGTCATCGTGGAAATCAATGTTTACTGGGTCATACTGAACACTAGTTTGGAAATTCTTTTGTCTGTTATATTTTTTTCTAGTTTCTACATTTGCACTAAACTTAGGTAAGTCAGCACGTTTAACTAGCATTCCGATTTCATTTAATCCCGGACCTTCAAACAATGCAGGAAGTATACCTTTAGCTTCTAATGCTATTTCAAAGTTTACATGATAAGTAAATTTTGCTTTCGGTGCAAGACGTAAGCCGTCGTCAACATATAGTCGAGAAGCGTGTTGGAAATCTGCTAAATTTCCTTTTGGATTAAGTGCTCCGTTAGCAATCGAATCGAGCAATGCATTGAATTTATTTGCCATACTAATATTTATCCAACTAAATTAAGTGTGTATATAAAGAAAAAAGGGAGCGCACTGGCTCCCTTTAATAAGACTAAATGAATTTTATTTTTATTATGCGCCGCCGCCAGTAACTAGAGTGTTAGTTGTACGTCCGATAGCTGTACCAATACCTGTACCTTGTGGTGACTGGATTGCGTTATCGTAACGAATGTTTAGTGTAACACTTACTGGATCGGTTGAGTTTGAATATGCTAAACTGTTGTAGTTTGCACTTTCACAGTAACAACCGTATAGTTCAAATGTTTCAAGTACTGCTGGTGTATTAGCACCGTTACCGCCATCTAAGATTTCAATACGTGTAACGAATTTATAATCTTGTCCTGATGCTGCACTTGACTGCTCATAGAAGTCAAATTGTTTCTGAAGTTGTTCACCAACTAGTTTTTGTACATTATTGTTTACATCTTCACGTAAGTTCAATGTAATTGGTTCCCAAGTATGTTTACCTGCTAGGTACACACGTGAGTTATATACGTCTAATGTCATTTGTTCAAAACTTACGTTAGGTCTAGTTACGTCAATAACTTGTTTTGTAAGTTCTGTTGTTGGTGTACTAACGCCAAAGTTTTCCAAGCTCACTCTAAAGCGATATTGGAGTTTTGGCATTAAAAGTCCCTGATTACTAGCGGAATCTCCGCTAGCCAGTGGAACTGTAATTTTTGATAGTGTTGAAATTGCCATTTAGTCTGCTCCTGTTATATATATTTATCAGTTTAAAGTCCTGATATTTCTCCAGTATTTTTAAGTCTTAGTGGTATGTAGATAAATTCTACTGCCTTAACAGGTTCAATAGCAATGTCTAAGTATAGTTCATTTCTATCAATTCTGCTTGGAGTATTGTTTGATTCATCACAAACTACTAGGTAATCATACAATCCACGCTGTCCGACTAACTCAAGTAACAAACTTTCTGCTGCTTGTTTAATCTCATCACGTGTAATTTTATCATTAGGCTCAAAGATATATGGCTTAGCAAGTGTGTTAAGTTGACTACGTAAGTAGATAACCAAACGTGCTACGTTAATTCTATCTAAAGCACTTGCGCCTCTTGCACGAGTTTTTTGTCCAAAGTTAACAAGACCTGCACCTGTAATAAACGTAATTGGGTTCACACTGTTTGAATACAAAGTGTCTCTTTGTCCTTCATTAAGTGCTACACTTACAAATTCGCCTTCGTTATTAATATAACCTGTTGAACTTGCATTTGTAATTCCGCCACGTCTTGTACCTGCTGGTGCAAACCATGGATAACTTACTTGATCGCTTAATGCTATTGTGCGTAGCATCATGTGTGAAGCTGGAACTACAACATTGTTACCAAAGTTGTCGCTTGCAAATCCTGCAGGATAAAATACACCTAAGTATTCATCTCTACTTACAAGTCCGTTGTCATTATCTTCTACTGCTGTATTAACGTTTGTTCCCCACTCATTTAATGAAGTTGCATCTGGTTTTAGTCTCATTGGACTATCACCTAAGATAAATGCTGTTAAGCCTCTGTCATTATTAAGTGAAATCATTTCGCCAATTAGTTCTGGATAACCTGGTGTTGCCATTAAGTTAAACAATCTTGATTCATCATCTCTAATTTCATCATTGTTATTAACTACTGCTTGGATTGCTTGTACAACTACTTTACGTTGTGCTTTACGTCCAAAGCTACCTGAACCGTCTGCTTGATTAGCTGAATCAGTTACCCATCTGTGTGGATAGTAACCGCTCATTGGTACAGCGCCTGCAACGCCCATACGTAAATTATCTGCTGAAGTATCAATGTAGTTACGCTCAAAACGCTTAACATTAAATCCGCTTCTACGTAGGTTCCATAACAACATACCTTTTGGATATAGTGCCGGATCTGGAGCATCTGGGTCTAAGTAGTTACTTGCTACTAATTCTGCAATTGTTCCACTTGGTGCAACTGTTGCTGTACCACCTGATGTTCCGTAACGTGCATCATCAAAAAGTATACCGTCTTCAGTAGTTTGATCACTAGTGTCGATTGGTGCTCCCCATTTCTGAGCAGTTGTTCCGCTTAATGCACTGTTGTATTTGTATATTGTTGGATAGTTTTCTAAGTCTGCTGTACTAACCCAAAGATCGCCTGTTACAAGTGCGCTACCATCTGATTGTACAGTTGGCATACTTGCTGAAACAATAGGTCCTTGATCATCTGCACTTGGATATGCTGTTGCATCATTGTAACCTACCCATGTAGTACCGTTATGATACATAATATCAACTTCGTCTACAATTGAATTATACCAACGCTGTCCGTCTGCTGCCAACGATGTTGGAGCATTGTCACTTGCAGTATATGTTAGTACACGCCAATTTGAAGCTGCAAATTGTTTTGGACTTGTAGCATTTGTTGTTCCATCTACAAAGGATAATCCTGGTGTAGAAGATGAATCAGTTGCTACATACGGCTTAAACCCAATAGTGTTTAATAATCCGCTTGTATCTACTAAGTTAATTTCGCCGCCTTGTGAATGTGAAATAACAACTTTATTTGCTGCATCTACACTTGCACTTACGTTTGCAACACCTGCTGCTGTAATTGCACTTGCAATTGTGTCTGCATCTGCTGTTGATCCAGCAGTAGTAGTTACTGTAACTGTAACTGGTGCTGACATTGTTGCGCTACCTTTGTTGCTAGACGACATAGTAAATGTAAATGGTCCGCCTGCTCCTGGGGAAACTGCTGTAATTGCTGCACTCTTAACTTGAGTAGCACCTGTTGACTGTCTACGATAAATTGTAAATGTACCTAATGGCTGTGCGTCATTTGCAACATTTGTTTTTGCAAAAAGATCGCCAATTGCTAAATTAGCTCCGCCACCTGTACTATCTAATCCATATAATGCTGATGCATTATTGTCGTACATTGGAGTTGTTTTTGTGTCCCATAGTAGTGTTTCTGTATTCCAAAGTTTAGTAACAAGTTTTGCACCTGCATTTGGAGTTGTAGTTTTTAACCATACACTACCTGTAGGTCTTGGTGTTGTATCACCTGATTTAAATTCTGGCACACTAGTATGTGCTGAAATTTGTAATGCTGGTGGGTTGTATGTTCCTGCTGTAAGTCCTAGTGCAGTAAGTTTATCAGCATCACCTCCGATAACAACTGGACCGCCTAGTGTACTATCAGAAGCACCTGAACTTGTACCGTCACTGTAAATTTCTAAAAACCCGTCTACAACGTTTGCTGTAATGCCAGGAATTAATGCACCATTAATGTTATTTTTAACATCAGTAATTGTATTTGCGCCAACACTAATTGCAGTACTATTAATTTCAATGTCTGCTGCAGGTGATCCTAAAGTTGGATTAGCAACTGTGCCTTTTACTGTTGGCCAGCTCTTAGTCCAATTATCACTGCCTAGTTCTACCCAAGAACCGCTTGCATTTTTGTACCAAATTTTATTAAGTGTTGTAACTGCTACAACTGCATAATCGCCTATTGCACCAATTGATGCTTTTGGAGTATAATCTGCACCATCGTAGTCTACAACGTCAGCTGGTTTTGAAATAACTGTAGGAACTTTATTTGAAAAAGTTTGTCCGCCTGCAGTATTAACTGCGTTTGCATTCCACTGTTGTAATCCAAATAATGAATCTTGTGTATCAAACCAATATGTTCCAGCTAACGGATTAGCCGCTGGTGCTGTTGCTGTTGGACTTAGTTCACCTAAATCAATATCAGCACGTACAACGTATGCTCTGTTGCTTACACCTAATAATGAATAAGCTGCTTGTAATCCGTATTCGTTTAACTCGCCGCCGTGTACTGGGTTATTACTGCTATCTACTTGGAAAGTTGGATCTCCAAATGTATCAGCTAAATCTCTTTGTGAAGTTAGCAAGTATGGTTTACCTGCGTTTGCTTTTAATGTACCTTGAGCTGTTCCTGTTCCTGCTGCATTAGTTTTATTACTAGCAGAAGCAACAAAAATCATTGGTACGGTACCTGGCTCAGCTGGTGTGTAAAAACTTTCGTCTATTACGCTGACCTGTACTCCTGGTGATGTCAATGCCATTTCGTTTCTCCTATTGGACTGTTATTAATAGTATTTAGCAGTTACACAGAAAAAGATAGGTATAATAGTACCAGAAAAGGTATCAAAAAGGTGAGGTAAATACAATATGCGACCATTGTGCAAATGCGGACAACGTCCTGCAGCTATAAATTATAAAAAAGGCAAAAAAGTCTATTATAGAAAGCTATGCGAGCGTTGCTTACGTAACGGTGTTAATCATGGTGTACCATTATGGAAACAACGAGGTTACGAGAAAAAGAATATTTGCGAAAAGTGCGGTTATACTAGTAAACACTTAGAACAATTTAATGTGTTCCATATTGACGGAAATTTAAAAAATTGTAGCCCAACTAATCTAAAAACTATATGTGCAAACTGCCAAAGAATTATGCAGAAGCAAGGAGTTCGTTGGAAACAAGGCGATCTTGTACCTGACTTTTAAGTTGTTCTAATGTACCGTGATTATCTATTACAGAATCAAAATTTATATTAGCCCAAGCCCATTCTGACTTATGTACATCTTTAGGTTCTACTCCTATATCTTGATACATACGAAACCAAACTGGATCTGCTCCCCTACGTACTCTCCATACCTTACCATTTAGTTTTGTAATCATTTTTGCTTCATTAGGAAATCGTACATCTGGAATTACAAAATTTTTCTTAGGATTTTCTATTAATTGTTGCTTTACTAAACTAACCCATATACCATCAAAGAATCCGTTACGCATACAATCTGTACCAAACTCTTGTAATACTAACCTTGGAGTTACTGTGCGTTTAGTTTCTTTTGTCCAAAACTCGTCTTGAGTTTCTCGCCATTCTCTTGACTCTGACGAGTCGCCTTCTAACATCTCTCGATCCCAACCAAACACAGTAGCAACACCGTCTTTAAGTTTATCTGCAAAAGAGATTTTAGTAAACCCGTGTTGTTCAACAAGTATATCAGCGGCTGTACCTTTACCTGATCCAATTAGACCACAAATACCAATAATCATAATAATTTCCTAAGTTAATGTTACTATTATATGATATATTTTATGCGTTGTCAACCGTTAATCGTATCCTAATTTGGCAACTGATTCTATTTCTTCAGATAATATTTCGGCTTCGCGAGCTTTGTATGCGGCTTCAAATCCTACAGAGCCGTATTCCATTCTCTCGTTATTACCCCAAAGTCTTTTAAAATATGAATCGTATAATTGTTCGACAGTAGCGTCTGATTCGGATATGTCAATTAGTTTGCCTTTGACTAACCAGTTGAGTCTGTTGGCTTCTTTACGTACAAATGGACTGCACATTGTGGGACCTCCTTGTTACATATGTATTTACAAGGAACCTAAATCGTTAGCGTTAACTTCGAAGTGTTTTAGCCTATTAGGAAACTGTATCCTGCACCACCAGCAACTTGTGTTTTAACTTCTTCTTCAAGTTTATCCATTTCGCTTTGCGCTTCTGCTTTTAAACTTTGACCGTTTAAACTTGTTCCACCTTGTGGTCCAGCAATAGTAGCAAATTTTTCTCTTGCTTCGCCTAACATATATTTACAGGCTGCTAATGTATAATCTTTGATCCATTGTTGAGTTAGATAATCATTCATTAGTTGATCGTCTGGACGATAATTGTAACAGTATAATAGTAGTGTTTCTTCAGCTCGCGGACGTTGTAATA